TTAGTGTTCCTCGCGCAACAGTCAGCTTGATACCAGCCGTAACTTGCAAGAATGGCAGCGCCAGTAGTGTCATATGCAGAACCGCCGTTGTTGCGGCTCGGCATAGCGCAGATGCGTAGAATCTTTTCCTCAATGTTGTCCATGAGGACTTTCGTCTGCGTCTGATCGAGCTGCTCAGACAAAACCTTGAAGTCTGCCTTGTTTTCGCCGACAGACCGAAGCGCAATCATGCCAGCTTTGCGGATGTCGGTAATCGTGGTATCTTCCGGGAACTCGCAGTTCACAGCGATTGCGAGGCTCTGGATGAACTGCTCCACGCCGTCACAAGAGTTGCTCATGAGGTTCGACTGTTCGTCAATCAGCGGAATAGCCAGTTCAAACGCAGAAGTGTTGATGCTGTTGTAGCGGTACTCAATGATGGGGATGTACCCAAGCACATTCGGCTCGGAGTAGTCCAGCGTGGTAGCGGTTGCCATGAAGTCGTGGTTCTTCTCCGTGGAAACCATCTTGCCAACAACTGTGCCGGAGAGGTGGTAGACCATCTTCTCGGTGAACACATCGAACTTGGCAACGCCATCCACGGTGACCATGTTCACGCCCATCACAGGCTTATTACCAGGACGGAGTGAGTACACCACGAACGCAGAGCGAGGGTCGAGGTCATATGCGCGAAACGGAACATCATTGTCCTCGGTGGGTTCCACGAAGATGTCACCCTTGCCGACCCTGTGGAACCAGTCCACAACCTTGTTGTCTGCCTCGGCCTTGCCAGAGCGGTACAGATACTCGTTCAGCTTTTTGACCTTGCTCTGTACGCCCTTACGCCTCGCAACATAAGCGCACGGCTTCTGGAGCAGATAGCCGTTCTTGAAGTCAACTACCTCGGAGGCCATGTTGACTTGAACCACGTTGAGGATGTCCTCGCGGATCTCCTTGCGGCGGTTCAAAATCGGCTGCACACCACGGGTGTACCAGTAAAGGAACTCCTCTTGGAGCATATTGTTAACGTGGTAGACCAGCGCGGAGTTCAATTCCGCAATCAGGTTTTCCTCGTTGATATCATCGTAGGAGGCGTAGATGTCCAGCCGCCCAAACATATCGTTTCGGATGACAGGGGATTTAGTTGTCAATTCGTCCAAACTCTTCACCTCAAAAAGAAAAGGCTGAGTTGTTGCATTATCTGCAATAACTCAGCCCTAATTAGCTCTTCCGATAGCCTGGTTGCTATCAGGTATTATCCTTATTCTCGCGGTAGATGATGTGCCGTCCGTTTTCAATAACGACCCATTTGCCGCGCTCTTTCTTCACGATGGCCTCTTTGCCAACGGCAACGATGCGCTCAACAGCATCTAATACTTCTTTTGGAATCAAATCGTTGCCCTCATTTCCTTGCGCTCACCGTTGAGTCGGATGAGTGGAGTATCAGTACACGGCACTTTGAAGCCGTTGGTTTCGCCATAGCCACCATAATTGAGCTTGGCAGAAGTGTTCACATAGAGGCGTGTTCCATATGTGATACTGCTGTTAGCACAATTCGGACGAGCGAACCCGTCTTTCAGCATGGCGGGAAGGTGGGTGTGACCACAGAGGTAGATGTCGGCATCACAGATCGTAGACAAGTCTACAAGCCTCTGAATCTTGCCTCCCTCTTTGCGTCCACCTCCGTTGCCGTGCGATACATACATTGTATACACAGCCTTGCGGTGATGATGGTGGCTGTCCTTCAAAGCGCCGAAGCGGATGAACAGCAGTGCCGTGGTCGGAGAGTATCTATCTTCAATCCCCAGCTGACGGCACATTAGCTCCGTCAAATCGAGGCCGTTCGTGCGATAGTGTCTGGCTTCATGGTTACCAGGCACTACGCACAGCATCTTATCGGCGATTGGAGCAAATAGCTCCATGCAAGCTTTAAGCTCGTCCATCGGGCTAAGTGAAGCCCCGTAGGTGTCTCCTATGCTCGATGCGATGGCACAATCCATCAAATCGCCGTTCAGAACGCAGAAGCAATTCTCATGGCCGCGGATGTACGCGATGTCCTCCATGATCTTTGCGTGGTCACTATTAGGGTCTGCCCAGTGGTAATCAGCCACGGGCATAATCTCAATCTCTTTGAAGTTCTCAGATAGGTCTATCTTTATCGGCTTCAAACGCAATTCTCCATCAGCAACCGCCCCACCCCGCGATAATGTTGCTGTGTCTATCCCTTGGGCGCTATGCCCTACTTTCTGGCAGACAATGATGGTTACGATCCACCGCCCCAAGGTTCAAAGCCTTGTGTGCTTCCATTACACCAATCGTCTATATTTGCGGTTTAGGTAGCCACTCCATGCCGCATCTTTGCCGTCTGCTTCAACAGATAGCTCACTTCTTAGGCGCTCCACAGTAGGAGGGTCTGTGGGCGAGTCTTTAGGTTTTCGCCTCGGTCGGTAGGCAGCTTTCCCGCCAGTCCCCCGTATTTGAAAAGAAAGGACAAGTACATGGAGGAAATCCTATACTCTAAGTTATTATAACCCAGAGTATAGGAATCGCACAAGCAGAGGCAATCAGAAGGGGCGTTTCATGATTGTGGTTCACTTGTAGGAAACTTGGTTCGCACCCTTACCCAAGATCGGCGTATTAAGCGCACGTTCCTCGCTCCAACCTAACGAATATACACGGTTATAAATCGTATGGTAGTTTAGCCCTCGCTCCACACATCTCTTGTGCAAGTTGTTTGGGTTAGTCAAAAGCGGCGTGTGCAAAGCATCGTAGACACTCCACCCGCTTTTAATGCGAAGATGCACCTCTTTGTATGGCAAGCCAGCTAATTCTGCCGCTTCCGCTAATGACATCTCTCGCCCGTCATACTCAACCCACTTGGTTGTAGTTCTATTTCTTGCTTGCTTTCCGAATGGAATCCATGTGCAGTTTTCTGGGCAATAGTTGCCGTCCACATCGACTCTCTCTATCGTCAGACCTGGCTCATACCCATTAGCAAGCGCCCAGTCGCGGAAATTTTCATATAGCGCCCACTCTTCGCAAACCGATATGCCTCTCCCAGCATACCTTGGGTGATGGCGGCATCTTGTGTTGATGCCACACCATATGTCATGAAGCGGAGTATGGCTTTCCAAATGCCTTTTGCTCAAAACGGCCTCCTCATAATTACGGCTTTTTGACCCATGTAGTTGAGTATATACTCTACCGTTAGAGACAAAACATCCGCAACATCATCGTGGGGAACACGCCCAACCATCGAATAAGCATATAACTGGTTCATAGCGTCCCTGTATTCCTTACTCGTTGACGGGTCAGTTGGATCTCTGAAATAGAAATGGCTCTTCGCCCAAGCAGAGTTACTAACTATGCGAGTAGTTTTGTTGGTCTGCGTCCACTTGCACGTTATGGAGGTAAAGCCGCCAAGTTCTTTTACCTTATCCTTCACCGTCTGAGCAAACAGAGTGCCACCACGGTTGGACTCTATCTGGCACATCTTAACCTTCTCGTCAACAAGCCGTTGCGCTACCTTCGGCTGAATGCTCTCAACTTTACCATTATCGCAGACGAAAGAATTGATGTAAAACATATCGCCGTATTGGTAAAGCACAGGCATCGCGCAGTAGTCAGAACCTTGCTCTTTAGTGTCGCACACAGCGATGATGTTATCAGGCTCTCTGTCAGGAAGCTCGGAGAAATACTGCAACTCATTAGCTGAGAACAGCGTTGCCTCTCTCTCTATCGGCTCGTTGAGATAAAGCGCTCTCCACGATGCATCGTCCATGATGTCCCGCTGCTTGTGCAAGGCTTCCGTGGTATAGCCAAGGCCATACGGATAGTTGAAGTTGGACTCATCGTTTCCGTCCAGAGCGGGGAAGCGGATGAACCTCGCCGAAGGATCTCCCTCATAGTCTCGCTCCAACCGACCCAGAACATCGTGTACGCTCCATCGGGTGGCTATGTGCAGTTCCTTGCACCGTGTGCCGACCTTTCTCTGCCGCAAATCGGTGTAGTACATCTGCCACAGCTTGTCCAGACGGTCAATGGACATCGCTGTCTCAATGCCGTCCACAAGGTCATCGCAGTACAAGATGTTCATTGCGCGAACTTTACCAGCGTTGCCGGAGCCAATGGACGAGAACTCCAAGGTCTTGAACCGCATATCGTCCGACTTCTCATAGCCAATACCGATCATCATGTCCTTCGCGTTGGTATTGATAACGCCAAGACCAGGGAACACATCTTGCCACTTGTACTCGCCAAGAGGGTCAAGGATGCGGAGCATTTCCCCGTACATACCGCCCAAGAACGAGTTGTTGTGAGAGCCGATAAGGTTTGGCAGAAACGGATTCCGGCCTACCGTCCACGCAAGGAAGAACTCAGCCAGCGTGGTGTTGTGCGTTGGAATCATCGTCTTTCCAGCAAGATACATCCCATCTCCCTCAACGGTGATGCAGTTGCCCTCCTTCGGCTCTACACGAGTGATGCTCTTGAAAGCAAGCGCTCTCTGCTTGTGCGGTTCTGTATTGCGTTTTCGCTCCAAAGCGCATGGGATAAGCGTGTCTGGCGTAAAGGAGATTGTATAATATCCTTTTCTGCCTTGGATTCCAGACGATGATCGTATCGGCGGGTGATAATTAACACACCCTCGCCACCCAAACGTGGAAATCAATTCTAAGAACGTATCGCGCAGGCTTTCTTCCGCAGTTGTGAAAATGAATTTGCTCCCCGTTCGCGTTCCATCTGTATCTATAAGTCCAGCCAGCAGTTCAAGCCGTTGTTCTACAGATGCCGTCAGGTACTCTTGCGGAATGCGCTTTGGTGACACCCGTCTGCTATGGCACATCCCAACAGATTGCAGTTCCTTGCGAATATCAAAGTCAAAATACCAAACGCCAGTATCCTTATGAATCGTGTGCCATCTCGGAGAATGACCACGGCGAATGATTTTGGTAATGACATTAATGTCCTTCGCATCGCCACAAATCCTTGGGTTCTTATTAGCCCCATCGCCAAGCCAAACGCCCAGCAGATACGGGTCAAGAGGAAGTGCTTTTTCTTCGCCTTGAATATACTCCCTGTGCGGCAATTGCAAGATGTACCTGTGTCCTCGATGCCCTACCTCACCGCCATAATCAAGCTGGCGCTTTTCAAACACTTTAGTCTCTTCAATGTAATCTCGCGCCCTGGAGCGATCATGAACCATCCATTCATGGTTCTCATGGCACTGGACCTTTTCCCCGTTCGTAAACTCTACAAGAACATCGAGCATACACTTCGGATGGACAGCAATCACCTTTTTGAATTTACCATCCATTCCAATCACTTCATCGCCTACGACAAGATTGCCATGATTCTTCCACCCTTTGCGAGTGAGTATAGGCGTATCATTTGCCAACGCCTTACCAACGCCTGGTGGCTCTGAAATCCCAAGCAACTCTATCTTGCCATCCTCAAGGTCTTGCAGAGACTCAGCGCACGGGAGCAACTGTTTACGCCTTGGCAGATAGAACTGCTTCTCCGGCGCTCTGTCCTTTTCGATGTAGATGCAGAACGAATCAAAGAAGTGCGGCGCGTCAAACAGATGTGACTTGTAGTACAGATCAATCATGTTGTCTGCATCCACGCCGTCTCTGACCATCCTGTTCGCCGCAATGCGGAGCTGCTTGTTGAACTCATGTGCGCGTGAGAAGTTCCCCTCATCATAGATCGTTGTTCCTCTGTCGCGCTTGCCTCTCCCTTCGACAATGTAGGAGCCGTCCATCTCCAACTCCCGGCACAAGTCAAAAGCGTCAGCGAGGGCGTATGGATCATCCCTCGCTATCAGTTTCGGTATCAGA